TCATGCTTGCTCCTCCAGTATTTCAACACCCGCTTGCGTTTCAATCCATACCCTCGCCCCGCAAGATAAGGGCTTGTCGGGGCTGTAGACAATCCGGCTAGGCCCCAATACCGATACAGCGTTACAGCGTGTATTGGCTTTGTATGTCTTAACGGTCAGCACCGGCAGGTCCGCCCCCTTTGTATTTGCCCTGACGTTGTGCTGATTTACATGAATGATGGTTTTCATGCTTGCTCCCCTTGATTACGAATGGCGGGAAGCGCTGCGATTTTTGCCTGAGCCCGTTCCCGCTTTTTGCGAAAGTAGTACTTCCGTGCATATTCACGCCGTTTGTTGATCTTCTCGTCCGGCGTGTTTTCCGCTTTGGGCCTCCCCGTTGGCGCAGGAGCCAACGACTCAGTGAGAACAGCGAGCCGCTGCTCACCACGACTTACCCGCGCCATCAGGTTGTCGAGCCGCCCCTCGAGGACCGCCATATCACGTCCAGCCAAATTCAGGGACTTGACGTGGTTTTCCAAAAAGCCCATGCGGGCAAAAATATTCCAAGTGCTAAAAGGTTTCATTTTGATAATCTCCAAGAGTCTTTAACCGCCGGAACAAAGGCCCATCCCTTGCGCCGGAACATAAAATACAAACGAACAAAACTAAGCATCATTCAAGTCACCTCCAAACTGTTCTCCGCAGTCATCACACACGTGGCATGAATACAGGTCCGCGCCCCACGAATCTGTGATGTTGCGGGTCTCCCCTGACGGGAAATCACACTTGGGGCAACGGTGTATCTCCGCCACGACTACTTCATAGTCGCCATTGCCGCTGTGTTCTTCATAAAACTTTTCCCAAGCTTGGTCCGCGTCCCGCGCAAACAGGAACACTTCGCCATGTTCCGCAGACCAGAACAGGTATTCCTGATCGGGCATGTCAATCTGGGTCATAGTCGCGCTCCTTGTCATCCAGCATCTGAAAAGTGATCTCTGAGCATTCCTTGATGTGTTCAATGACGGCATGGGACAGGAGTTCGCGGATGTCGATCCCGCCGCAGTAGACGTTGACCAAGCACCACGTGCCGGGGTAGCCGGGTTCGTCAAAGGTGGCAGGCTCCGATGGCTCGTAGACAAAGGTGCAGTCCAACGCATTGCCGCACTCCAGCTTGTAGTCATAGTGAACAAGGTCATCCATCATGACACCTCGTGATACCAATCGTCCAGTTGGACGAAGATGTCGAAGAAGTCATCCTCATCAAGCAATTGGATGACGTTGAGAGACTCGCGGCCCACGGTTATGGTGACCGCTGTTACTCGAGTTTTACCGTCTTTGTCCAAGCCATAGTGGACTTGCACTGGTAGTGCCAGCGTTAAGTCAGCGATACTTGTCTGTTCCGGCAGTTGGGTTTGCATTGCTCTATCCTTTCTCAGTTGTGGTTGTTACATGGGTTACGGTGCGTTGCTATTGGGTTGAGGAACGCGGACCGTGGCTTATTCTAGCCTACTGCGCGTTACTGTGGGCTTTATTTTTGGGTGTCAATCTGCGTAATTGATACTAGGGTAAACCCTATGTTTTGGGCTGTTTTGGGGGTTGTTATATGCATTTGGGTATGTAGAACGGGTTTGTTAGACATTTTGGGGGTGCTATATAGAGTTTTTTCCAAGAAAAACAGTTTTTATTTTTATTTTTTTGAGATTAGGCGTAATGGGCGTAATGGAGTAATTAGTGAATGAAATCAATAGGTTAGGAGAACACAGTACATTACAGTAGTACAAATGGTGTAATTTACTGGGGTGTCCCTACGGTTCGGAAAAAAAAATTCAGAAATTATTTTTTGGTGAAAAAAGTTCTATATGGGGCTGGAAATTGGAGAGTTGACCATTTGGCCTACACCCTGTATACTAGGGTTTCTACTGCTTTTCGAGGCGTTACCAAAATGGAAGAACTGGCGATCAAAATTGACACTGGAGTGCCCTTGCCCCGCAGGAAGTCCACGTACCCGTTTAGGGACATGGACGTGGGGGACAGCATCCTTTTCACCGTAGAAGCCCGTGGAGCCTCTGCTAGGGTGGCCTCTGCCCACTTCTGCCGCTTGCATGCACCTAAGTGGGCGTTCTCCCTGCGGAAGGTGGAGAACGGCTGGCGCTTGTGGAGGACTGCATGACCAAACGGGACGTATGGAACGTGCCGCCAGTCATCCCTGACAAGGCCAAGCAGCGCATGGCAGGGGAAGTGATCCCCCTGCGCAGACAGCGCAAGGTCTTGAATCAGAAGGAATGGAAGTTTGTGCAGGAGTACGTTTCCGGCGATGGACGGGTGACCTTGAAGGAAGCCGCGATCCGCGCAGGGTACAGGGAGACCTCTGCATCGGTCATGGCGTGGAAGCTGACCAACCCCAAGCAGTACCCCCACGTAGTGGCTGCAATTCAAGCCTACAGGGCTGAATTGGCCTCGAAGTACAACACCAGCTATGAGCGGCACATGCGGGACTTGCAAATCATTCGCGACAAAGCCTTGGACGCGGGGGCTTTTTCGGCTGCTGTGGCTGCTGAGTACCGGCGGGGCCAAGCTTTGGGCACGATCTACGTGGAGCGTAAGGAAATCCGGCATGGCACGATTGACAGCATGAGCAAAGAGGAAGTGCAGCATCAATTGGAGGAATTGAAGCGCTTGTACGGCGGCCCTCCGCCAACTGCCTTGATCGATGCGACCACGGGGGAAGTTTTGGACAGCGTGGCGAAACAGGCCGACCCCGTGTTCGATGCAGGGGTGGCGCAGCCGCCTTTGGATATCTTCGAGATCGACCATGTCAGCAACACCGGAGAGTAGGTTTTCCCAGCGTGTCCGGACAAGCTTACCGGACTGCTTTATCGAGCGGCTTGAAAACCGCGTGAACCTAGGCGTGCCGGATATGCTGATTGGCATCGGCGATCAATTTGTTCTTGTGGAACTGAAGGTAGTTACCCGGGGGCTCAGAGTGGCGCTGCGCCCCCATCAGGTGGCCTTTTTGGTTCGACATTCTTTAGCAGGCAGGCCCTGCTTTGTTTTGGTCAAATGGGAAGGTACGACCAAACGCCCCGATACCATCCGCCTTTATCGTGGGAGCGATGCGCTTGCGCTTGTGGCGGAAGGGCTGCGGCATCCCCCTTTGTTTGAGTGGACATCCCATGCCATGGACTGGCAGCATCTTAGGCATTTGCTATCGGGGGCTGATTTGCAGTAAAAAAAATCAATGAGCGTGGCGTGAAATCGGCTTTACAATTGGGCTGTGTCGCAATGGTGCGGCATTACAGAAAGGATATTTATCATGTTAAAGACAGTCGAAACCAGCAGCAACAGCAAGACCGGCCCTATCGCCGTTACATATCGCGCAGGCGAACATGAGACATATGGCACGTGCCCTAAAACGTGCAAGCTTCACCCCAAAAGCGAGACCGGAACCGATAACATCGATTCGGAATATTTACAGGCGGTATACGACAGCGTGCCCCGTGATGGCTTGGCTTGGGCCTACAGCCATTTTCCGGCGGCTGCACTGCCAAAACCCGCAGCCAATAAAACCCTGATAAATGCCAGTTGTGACACTGTGGCAGATGCGGTGGCTTCAGTGAAAGCCGGACACCCTGCCGTATATGCTGCCCCGTACGATTCGGCGGAACAGTGGCCTAAGATTGTCGAAGGCGTGCGGTTTTATCGTTGCCCTGCCGAAATGTCCGATTCGTTTACATGCGCAGATTGTGGCGGTGGCGTGCCCCTATGCGCTCGCAATCGATCCGATGTGATCGTATTCGTTGGGCATGGAACCGGAAAAAAGCGGGTTGGAACTGATGCCGATGGCGGCTGCTATGCGGCATCCGGCCCGACTGCTATTCAATGGCACGCAACAAAAAAGAAAGGCGCGGCGAATGATGCGCAAGCTTTGCGCGACTTTTCCCGCAAGCTTCGGCGGGGCTCGCTACTGCGTCACCATATCGCAGGGGATATCGGGAGGGCTGCCGCATGATCATGGCACTGGTGGCCCTTGGAATACTGATAGTCATTGGCTGGCTATTAGACAAATTCGATTAAAAAATACAATGAACGGAAACCATAAAAGCAGGAAATAAGAGAATATAATTACCGCACCGGAACCGATGGAACCGGATTAACCCTCAGAAAGGATATCGAAAATGGCACACATGATAGACAACTCAACCGGCACAGCAGCAATTGCATTTGTCGGCAAAACCCCATGGCATGGCTTGGGGCAGGCGCTTACCGCAGGCGCAACAATTGAAACTTGGACACAGCAGGCAGGGCTCGCATATACAGTTCTTGAAAGCCCTGTATTGTTTAACACTGCCGCAGCCACGGAACCGCAGGCATGGCCTGAGCGGAAAGTATTGCACCGCAGCTATACCGGCGCTCCCCTCGCCGTAGTATCAAAAGGTTATCACGTGGTGCAGCCCTCCGAAATAATGGGTTTCTTTAGCGAACTGGTAAAGCTTGGCGGGTTTCAACTGGAAACAGCAGGAGCGCTTAGTTATGGGCGGAGAGTATGGGCGCTTGCATCGGTAGGCGAAGCCGCACCAGTTATCGATGGTGACTTAGTAAAGCCTTATTTATTGCTTGGGACTAGTTATGATGGAACCATGGCAACAGTCGCAAAATTCACAGCAATTCGCGTGGTATGCAATAACACCATCACCGCAGCCGTAGGCGGATATTCCAATGGGCAAGCCGTAGCAGGCGAAGCCGAAACCAGCAAGGGGTATCTAAAAAGTGCAATTAGGGTTTTGCATAGTGAGCGCTTCGATCCCGAAGCCGTGCGGCTGCAATTGGGCATTGTGGCAAATCAGTTTGAACGCTTTATGGTTCAGTCGCGCCAATTGGCAGGCGTGCCCATGAGCGCCACGGAAGCCGATGCATTCGTTGCGGAATTACTGAAGCCATACCATCAGGGCCGCACGCCGGTTACCGATAGTCGCGCTTATAAGCGGGTTCTGCAATTATTCAACGGCTCCGCTATTGGCTCCGATATTGATGGGGTGATGGGCACGCGCTGGGGCATGCTTAACGCAGTGACTGAATTAGTTGACCATGAGCGGGGCCGCTCCGACAATACCCGCCTTGAATCGGCGTTCTTTGGAACTGGCAGCGCCCTAAAGAATCGGGCGCTCGAGTTGCTGGCGGCTTAACCTAGGCCGCAGCGGGCCGGTTTTCCCAATGGCGAACACGGGAAAACCGGCATTTTCTCCGGTTCGTTTCGATATCGGAAACCGGCCCTCGCGCCTCGCACCGATACTCTCGCGAAGATATTCGCGGTGCGCGGCTCGAGATACTCGCGCCGGTTTTACCTATCGGCGCGGCTGCGCCGATAGGTATTATTTTTCGCCGTGCCGGAGTATCCGGCATATAATCGGGGCTCGCGGCGCTTGTGCTGCGAATAACAGAAAGGATAGTGCGATGGCTAAAAAATACTGGTTTCTACGCATCGGAGACGATTGTCTCGAAGACGCAAAACGATACAGTACTCGAACTACTGCGGTTTGGCGCTTTCAGCAAGTGGCGCAAGAACTTGCCAGCTATGGGCAGGAAATACAGGCTTCGTTGCACGCAGCGCCCAGTCGCGAAGCGCTCGCCGAATATCCTGATTTCGTGCTGGTGCTTGGACCGCGTGGCGGAATACAACTTCAGAGGGCATAGCGCCATGAATATCGAAGATATACAAATTGCCTTGTTTGATATGTATGACCTGCGCACGCTTTTGCGTGCGCAGCGGGGCGTGCCTTTGGCTCCGCGTGAGAGTGAGGAAACCATCGGCGGCTGCATTGATGGCGTGATTCAGTTACTGGAAAGCTTGGAGGCCGAATGCGCAGAAAAACTATCGGCGCGGCTGCGCCGATAGATATTATTTTTAGTATCGCGGCCCATGGGCCGCTAATCGCGGTATAATCTCCGCACTGCACCAGCCGGTGCAGCAACTCAGAAAGGATAGATAAAATGGCTAAGCTTTCAACCTACACGAACAATCTGTTCGTGACCCACGCCACAATGGACGTGGCGCTCGAGTATGCAACCACTGTCGCAAATGCATGCGAAACCCCGTCCGCAGTTATGACTGCGGTTCAGGCAGTATTGAATACTGCCATCAGCATGCACCGCGCCGAACTGGCCGCAGCTAACAAACCTTTGATCGAGTTGATCGATGCTCGAGTGGCCGCAGCCGTGGCCGATCTTCAGTCAGGTATTGATGATCAAGTCAGCGAAGCCATCAATAACATTGGTCTGGATCAAATGCAGGACTGGATGGATAATAACTTCGACATAGAATCAGCGTTGAGCGGCACAAGTATTTCTATTACGTTTGATTAATAATGGTATAATCACCACGTGCCGCCAACCGGCGGCACGTAACCCTAGAAAGGATAGCAAAATGAACACTCGCATAATGAACCTGGGCTATGATTGCAAAGTAATCATACCGGAGACAGTTACACCTAAAGAACTGCAAGCGCTAATCGGTTTTATTGGCACGCTGCGCAAGGTCTCCACACTGTCAAACTGGAACGGTCCGGAGTTTGCCTATACCGGCAACTATGTCAACGTCCAGCTAGAGGAAGTGCATTTGCAGACTCAAGAGGATGCGCGGCGCTTGAGCCAAGAAAGCAAAGAAGCTTACAACGCCCGCGAAGCAAAACAAAACGCAGTGGCGTAGTCAATAGGGGTTACCCCCTATGACCTATCGGGGCGCGAGCCCCGATAGGCTGCGGCAATACAGGCACAGGCTATGGGCGCGACAGCGCCCATAGGCACGCGCTATACGCTATGGGGTGTACGCGCCCCATAGGCTGCGGCTATGGCCTTTGTGGCCCCCCTTGCCCGTAGGGCCCTCGCATGGCGAGGGGGAGGGCCACAAAGGGTCCGTCATCGTCAGGCCTCG